ATGCTTACGGTAAAGCAGATCGACGCCGCTAAACCTAAGGATAAGTCATATCGCCTGGCTGACGCAGGAGGCCTTTTTCTGTTTGTCCCGCCTACCGGAAAAAAGGTATGGCGCCTCCGCTACCGGTTTGACGGCAAAGAGAAAACGCTGGTCATTGGCCCCTGGCCGCAGATATCCCTGACAGAAGCACGTGCGCGCCAGTCGGAAGCGAAAATGAAACTGCTGTCTGGCGTGGATCCTGCTGAGCAGAAACAGGCCAGAAAGAAGAAAAAGGAAAAAGCGCCCGACGCCTGGACTTTTGCCGACATCTTCAGAGAGTGGTATGCCCACAAATCTGTCGTGTGGTCGGGAAAATATGCAGCCGAACTGCTCCGTATGTTTGAGTATGACATTCTGCCGCTCATGGGTCATATGCAGATGGAAGAGATTGAGCCACTGGAGCTGCTGAAGGTGATCCGCCTGTATGAAGATCGCGGCGCAATGGAGCGGGCAGATAAGGCAAGGAAACGGTGCGGAGAGGTGTTCAGGTATGCGATTGTCACCGGCCGCGCCACATATAATCCGGCCCCGGACCTGGTTAAGGCTCTCAAGGGATACCGAAAGAAAAACCATGCCTTTTTGCCGATGAACCGCATACAGACGTTTCATTGTTCTCTAGAAAGCTATGCCGGCAGCGTGGTGGCAAAAAATGCCGCCCTTATTCTTCATTATACAGTGCTGAGAACGGCAGAACTTCGATCTATGAGGTGGGAAAACGTCGACTTTGAAAACCGTCTTATTGTTATTGACGCGGAGATAATGAAAAACCGGCGCCCTCATATTGTGCCGATGTCAGATCAGGTTCATGCACTGATGATTTCAATGAAGAAGATCACCGGTCATGGTGTGCTGTGTTTTCCGGGCAGAATAAACAAGAATAAGCCCATCAGTGAGAACACCATCCTGGGGGTTATCCGCCGCGTAGGCTATGAAGGTCAGACGACCGGGCACGGTTTCCGGCATCATTTCAGCACCGTGCTGAATGAGCATCAGTGGCCTCACGATATAATTGAGCGCCAGCTGTCGCATATTGACCGTAACAGCATTCGGGGCGTTTACAATCATGCTCAGTATCTGGATAAACGGCGTGAAATGATGCAGTGGTGGGCAGACTGGATTGATGGCAAGCTGAGGTAGATTTTTTTAGAGGTGCTAATCTCAGAGTCTTCATTTAAGGAGATTAGGAAATGGACATATCACCCCGCACTGTTATTGCACTTAATGTTATTTCATCCGTTGCGCTTGTTATCGGAGCCGCCTTATATCTGAACTGGATTTGAGGCTTGTCGCACATACCCGGCCAGCCGGACCGGGTATTCATCTGCCGCTCGTCGGTTAAAAGGAACGTGTGAACTCAACGGGTGAAGAGTAACCTGATTTGCTGGTATGCAATCCCTTCTTATTGTTCCAGGGTCTGGCTGCAGAGCCCGGCTGGCTATTCAAAATGATTACTCGGCGGCTTATTATATTTTACCGCTGGTAACAAATGATCGGCCTGCGCGATAGGCCGTAAATTTTGGTGCTTCACCGGGAGGGATATAACAGTAAACACGGCCAGACCGTTTACTGTTACCTACGAACACGATCAACTCGTGCACATGCGAGCGGCCGATCGCCGGCAGGCTTATTCCGTGTATTTTGTAACTCATGCCCGCATTTCCCTTATTACCAGTATCCGCGTAATCGAGCTGAACATCTTTATATATTTCGTTTTGATAATGATGATGCCGGATGATTAGCTTAAATTGCTGCCGTTTATGCTGGGACCGAGCCACCAGAGTCAGATTTGTATCCAGAATACGGTCAAATGACTCACCGGCAATTCTGAACAGAGCATGTTCTCCCTTTTTATCTGACCAGCTGAAAGCACCTTCGGGCAACTGCACTCCACCTGACTGAACATTATAAATGTCGCCTGTTATCTGTTTTGCATCCAGAATACCTTCAATGGTGCAGCTGTCTTTAATCGCAACGTTCTCAATCTCACCCGATGTGGCACGAAGCTTACCGCTGATATCAGCATCCCTTGCCGTCAGTTTGCCATCAGGCGTGAGTTCAAAAGCTGGCGGATTACCACTGCTGGTAATGCTGACCGCACGCAGGTACCTGATGAGCGCTTCACGGAAATAGATCTGGTCGTGTTCAATAACCAGCGCGGGCACAGAGTTTCCATTCTGCGGGTTCACAAACGCCACGCGATCAGCTGCCATCAGGATCTGACTCTGCATCCCCTCCGGTTTTTCTTCAATTCCCATGCCAAAGCCAGCCATGCAGTACTGACCATTTTTCAGCTGCTGTAATTTGACTGACCATTGCGAATTCAGTTGCCCTTCCGTGTCTTTCCAGCTCTTTTCAATTTTCCCGATTTTTGCGGCGCCCTCTGACAGCTGCTCCATTTTTGTCAGTAAGCTCTGTCCAAGATGTGTGTCGCTGATTTTTCCCTTATAAAATGCCAGATAGTCCTCCGCTTTATCACTTGGACTGGCGGCCTGTTCGGTGAAAGCAGATTTGCCCAGCGCGTTTACGCTGCGGATATAGAAGTAGTGAACATTGCCCGGCATGAGGCCGTCTTTTATCCAGCAGCTTCCTTCTCCCAGATATTGCGCCTGAGATTCGGCCTGTTGCGCGTCAGCGAGCCGGGTTCCGGAAAACCAGAATTCATAACGTACTGTGGCATCATAAACGGACTGATGCGGCACCAGCGTGACCTGGAAATAGCCGGGTATGGCATCGACGGATACGGGAGGCTCAGGTGCAGCAACCGTAATACTGACAGAGACAGGTTCGCTTTTCTGCCCGGCCTCACTGACTGAACAGATGCTCAGCGTATAGACCCCCGTCTCTGGCAGAATGAACATACATTCAGGCCGGTCTGCGGTGTTGCTGAAAACCAGATGTCCCGTGGCGTCATGCCCACGGGTAACCCGTACGTCAAAGTGTGCACTGCCTGATGTCCGCAGAACTTCCCACCGGGCGATGGCATGAATGTGTCCGGATGAGGCACTGATACTGACATGGAGATGCCGCACAGCGGGCGGTAACATGGCATGCCCGCTGGCCGGGGGTTCTGAAAAGCGCCTGCCTTCATCCACCCGCGCCTGCTTCTCCGGGCAGTGCTGCAGCGCGGTCACGGCATAGCCGCCGTTTTCGCTTTCACGTATGGCCACGCAGCGAAACAGGCGCTGCCGCAGACCCGGCAGTTTCAGCCCCCAGACGCTGAATGACGTTATGCCTTCAGGCATGCTGTCCACTTCGACACAGTCAGGTTCAGGATGGCCGGTCACGCTGACGGTCACAGGCTGCCCGGTCTCACTCATCAGATTCAGCGTGGCACGCCCCTCTTCCGGAAGAGACACAGGCCGGTCAAGCCTGAGTCGTTTTTTCTCAGGCTCTGCTGCAATGATTCGGCCACCGGTCGCGGTCCCGGCATAATCGTTGTCGCAAATTTCGAAGACATCACCAGGGATATGACGCAGCCCTTCTGCCCCCACACAAAAATCGACGGTCTGGGTTTCCAGCAGTTCGGTCTGGATGATCCATAAGCCGGTCCGGTGTGCCTGCCCCCGGCTGGTACAGCCAAACGCATCGACTTTCAGCAGATTGCGCCCGTATCGCTTTATGGCCTCGCGATCTTCCACCAGCTCTATGGAAGGCTGCCAGTTGTTGTGTGGGTCGATGAAACGCACTTCAACCGCGTTATGGCGATCCTTCAGCGCGCTGAAGCTGTAATGGAACTGGCCGCCAGCCACGCTGGCACTGGTGTAGGTCCAGACAACATCTGAAGGCGCATCCTGTATAAACGTCAGACGCTGGCCGCTCCATACGGGCATACAGCGCATCATGCTGCAGAAATCACCGATCACATCGAACGCCTTCCGCTGGCGGGTCAGCCACGCGTTGCAGCGGATGCGGGGCTCCAGCCCGCCATAGCCATCACTGACCTTTTCATCACAGTAGCGGGCAATATTATAGAGCGCCCACTTGTCTGCATCTGCAATACCCATTCGCTGACCCAGACCATAGCGTGGGTGCATCAGCAGGTCATACAGGCACCAGGCCGGGTTGTCCGTCCAGGCTTCTTTGAATTCCCCATTCCAGCGTTCTCCGGCATAGCTGCGCGTCACCGGGTCATAATTTGCCGGCACCCTGACCAGGCGCCCCCGCATCAGGTAATTGCGCTCCGCGCGCTGATTGCCCGATTTCTCTGAGTCAACTTTCAGGCCCGTCACGGCCGTATGGGGATAGCATTGCCGGACATTGGTAATTTCTGTATATGACGACCAGAAGGTCTTATTGAACAACCGGTTACCGGTGCTGTCAGGCGTTATACGCATTACGCGAACGTCAAACGGCGCGGCTGGCAGGTCTTCAAGGATCACCGAAAACGCAAACGGCTCGTGCGTACGCCCCTTCACGGTAATGTCTTTTTCCATTTTCCAGCCTGCAGGATGCCGGATATGAATTTGCAGGGTAACTGACGCATCCTGCGTTTCGCCTTTTTTGTTGACCGAGAACAGCTGGCGAACGCCCAGCGTCATGCGAAGCCGGTCTGTTTCCTTTCCATCCACCGTGCGCGTGACGGCATATTGCGCGGTCACGTCAGCATTGATCAGCTTTTCCCGGGCTGATGCCTCAAATCCGCTCAGCGGTGGCTGATCCGCCGTTCCGGCATGAAAGTGCATACTGACGCCCTGCACGTTCACCTGTCCGTCCGGCCCAAGCACAGGCGTGCCGTTAATCAGCACGCTTTTTAAACCGTCAACAAGACCGGCAACGGGGCCTTCGCTGACAACATCCATTACGCTCAGTACCTGAGAGGAGCGAAGGTTGTCAGGTTTGTCGTGCGGCGTTTGTGCATGGTGATGCAAGATTTTCATAGTTTTAGCCTGAAGGAAATGAACCCGGAAACAACTCACCTTTGAGTTCTCTTTTAATGCCCGATAACAATGACTTTTCCTTCCCCGCTCATGTCCCGCGTGGCAATCTCCTGAGATATCACGCGTGATCCCACCCGCATTTCTCCGTACAGGATCGGTACCGGCGCGCCCTGAGCCATCATGTTTTCTGTGCCTGAAAACCAGGTGCTTTTGTTATCCCTGGCATCTGCACCCGCAGGTCGTGGAGCCAGCAGCTGAGCGGCTCCGCCCAGCATCAGGCTGGCCCCCAGCGAAAAAGCCGCCCCACTCAGCGAAAGCGTTGTTGCGCCCACTGTCCAGGCAAAAGCATTCAGACCCGGAATAAATGACGCCGCGATGAGCGCGGCACCTGCAAACAACTGAAGCAGGCCGTGCCGGGAAGCGCCCTGCAGCCGGGGAACCAGATGGACAACTGCGCCGGACGGTAGCTTTTCATGCAGACGGGCATGCAGGTTGCCAGTATCAAGATCGCTACCGGCAATACGCACCTGATAAAGCCCTTCGCTGAACTGACGCCTGAACTCACCGGACTGCATCACCAGCGCATGCAGCGCTTCTGCCGCAGTCGTCACATGTAGATCAATGCGCCTGCCAGACCTGGCGAGGTTGCCGTACAGACACACCCGAACCGGTCGGGCCCTTTCAGAGGAAGGTTCAGTTGAGCTCATTGTCATCTCCAAAACGATAAATGCTGTCGCCGCAGACCAGCCACCAGCTGCAGGCGCTGTACCTCATGGCGGCTTTGTCTGCAGGACTCATTTCAGGTGGCCCATCAGGATGGCTGTGAACCAGCGCGATAATCGTGCCGGCGGCAGAGGCACTCAGGTAATCTTCAGGGGTGATCAGAAAATGCCGGTGGGGCTCAGGGGAAGCGTTAATGCAGGGCCGATACTGGCAGTCGTCCGGTGTCAGGATGACCAGACCGCAGCACTCCTGCGGATGACAGGCCCGGGCGTGGGCGAAGATATCTTCGGAGAGACGCCCGGATGTCGCTGCGCTACAGGCGTACGTCATTCTGCTGAGTACGTATTCAGTGAGAGAAACCCGCCGAAGCGCCCGGTGTTATGACGAAGCCGGCAACCTGCCGCACAGTTGCCACAGTGATCCTGAGCGGCATCCTTCACGGGTTGTCCGTTGCTGTCTGCAATTGCCGGCCCGGTGTACCCACAGTCTGCAGAGCGGTATTCCCACGGGCAAAGGTCGGACAGCATAATGCGGCCCGGGCACAGCAGCCCTTCGGTTTCTGTCGGCACGGCCAGAATAAATCTGGCCGTCAGTGACGTCAGTTCCGCCAGCTGCTCTATAACATAACGGCTGACCACTTCCTGCTGTGGATCGGTGTCCGGATTACCACGCCTGAAATTCTCTGCGTCCAGAAACCGTGCACAGACCGTACGCCGTATCACAGCGGCACCTACCAGGCTCTGGTGCGCTTCGGCCAGGCCGGTCACGATGCCATACAGGTTTGAGACAACAACTGACGGACGCGTAGCCGGGCCTCGCCCGCTCATGCCACACTCTTCCACTCTGACAGGATAAGGCCGGTAGCGACGTTTCTGCCAGATAACTGCTTTTCCGAGTTCATTCTGTTCATTGCAGAAGAAATAACGTTTACCGCCTGTTGCGGTCAGATCGGCTTCCCACAGGTCAATACGGGCAGACGGCTCTGTCCGGGTCAGTTCGCTCAGCATTTGAGAAGGAATGGTGTTCATCGCTGTTACCTCAGGCGAGGACCTGTTCAAATTCACCGGTTATTTCCGTGCGCCTCGCCAGACGCACCGCCGACCAGCGTCGGCAGACAAAGGCGGCGGGATCAGGCTGGCCCGGCGGTTGCCACAGGAAGGCTCTGATACCGCTGTGCCGGGTAAGGAAGTCCTCCACCGCCTGCATAGAGACGTGAGGTCCGGACAGCATAATGGCGTAGCGGCTTTGAAGAACATTCAGGCCATCTGCGCGCCGCTGCTCATACCCGTCACCAAACCGGATTGTCTGCACACGTGGCTCTCGCTCCGCACGCATACCCGGCCGGATCTTCCAGTTAAATGACTCCATCAGACCCGACCTCCGCTCATCATGCCACCATCACGCTGCTGCTGAAGGAAGAAATCTTTCGCGCCCTGACGCCCCAGCTCATACATCATTCTGGCGGCCTCCGGCCCGAGCTGCCCGTTACGGCCATCATTGTGAATGGTGACATTAAAGACGGGTGCGTATTTCAGGCCGACTCCTGTCATCCGGGCCACCACACCCAGCTTACCGTCGGCACCGCGACGTAGTGGAAAGATACCTTCCGGCCCGGCCTCTCCCATGACGCCGGCACCATGGGCAAACGCAAACAGCGTAGGCGTCCGGATCACGCTTCCGCTGAAGGCATGAAGATCCTGAGAATGAAAAACACCGCCCTGTGCATGAAATGACAACGCATGTTGCTTAATCAGCCCGGCGAAAAAATCCACGCCCCTGACCAGCGTCATTTTCACCAGAATCTGGGTGAGCATGCTCAGAACGTTTCGGGTAAAGTCGCGAAAACCTGCCTTACCGTCCGTCAGCAAAGCACTCAGCTGTGTGCTTAACCCGTCAAGCGCCCTGGACGAAGCCTGTTTTATCTGGCTGTTGGCATCAAGCGCCGCATCACGGTACTCAGCCCATGCGCTTTTTGCCCCCGCCAGCCAGTCGGCCCGCAGCTTTTCTTCCGCCTGCCAGGTTTTTTGCTGTGCTTTTAACACTGCAGCAAGTACATCTGGCGCCTCTGCATAGGTGGCGCTGAGTCGGGTAACGCTGGCATGCTGCTGCGCCTCCCGTGCCGACAGGCCGTGTTCAAGCGCCGCAATTTCCGCCTGCCGCGTGCGCTGCTGCTCCGTAAATTTTCCAGCCTGCACCTGAAGCTGATTCATGCGTTCCTGAAGCGCAACTTCATCCCCCAGCATGGCCAGTTTTTCCTGCTGAAGCAGGACGCTGGCTTTACCGGCAAGCAGGGATTTTTCCTCATGGGTCAGCTGGCGTTTTTGTGCGGCTTCCTCAAGGACATGAAATTTCGCCTGAGAGGCCCAAAGGTCTTTACGCTGCTGGCTGACAATACCTGCTTCCTGATGTGTTTTCAGAGCATGAAGCCGGGCCTGCAGCGCCAGCATGTCAGCCTGCGCCTTTTCACCTGCGAGGGCAGACGCGGAGGGGTGATAGGCGTCCTGCCGTTTTCGGCGGCCTGCGGCAAGCGTGTCATAGCGCTGTTTTTCACGGCGCATCGCCTCCTCTTTAACCTCACGGGATGCCCATGAATGGCGGATAACTGACAGCGCGCGCTGATGCTTTTCCTCTTCCGTTTCGTACTGTTTTTTCAGGGCCTGGTCAGCATCGAAACGGCGCTTTTTACGGATTTCCGCATCCTGGTCTGCTTTATCGCGCGCGGCCTTCAGGTCATGCTGAAACTTCTGCTCTTCCAGCCGGGAAAGCCTGTCCCTGTCCTGCTGCGTGACAGGTATCCAGGCTTTGCCCAGGGCCTTTCCACCCGCGTTTAACTTCTCCCTCAGGGCAGCAATCTGCTCTTCCAGCGACCGTTCCCGGCCGATGCCCAGCATGGCATCCCATGTCCCCGCCGCCGTCTCCCCCAGCCATTTCCAGGTTTTCTCCAGCGTTCCCAGATGCTGTGCCACATCGTCGCTGCGAAGACGCAGGGTTTCAGCATAACGATCCATAGCCAGTGCTGCCGCATCGGCTTCACGCCCCTGTTCAGCCAGGCGGGTGATGTTTTCCAGTTCAGTCGCCGTCAGAAAGTGCAGGGATTTATCCAGTTCCCGGACGGCAGCGACGGGCGTGTCCTGAAGCCGCGCAAACTGCCGGATAGTCTCTTCGGTGGCCTGACCGGTTACCGTTTTGAGACGGGCCGCGACGTCAGCGACCTGCCGGAGGTGCTGCCTGTTAAATAAACCCGAGCCGGTGACGTCCGCCAGCACAGAAGCCGCTTCATGCTGCGTAATACCGTTGCCCGCCAGAGAGCGGCTCATCGCCTGTAGCGCTGAGGTTGTCCGGGCGGCATAGTGGCCGGTGAGGATAAGCTTCCTGTTAAAGGGCTCAGCTTCCTGACTGCCCTGATACCAGGCTTTCCCCAGTCCCCAGACAGCAGAGGCAATACCGCCCACCATCCCGGCGATGCTCAGACCGCGCAGGGTCATCAGCTTTTCTATCCATCCGGCATTATTCGCAAGCGTAATGCCGGAGCCACGAAGCGCGCCAAAATTGCCCCGCGCCATTTCGCCAAACAACACGCCAAGCTCGCGCCGCGCCGCCGCGCTCGCCAGTCCCAGAGAGTGTGTTTTCTGACGGGCCGACTCCAGCTTACGGATATAGATTTCCGCTGCATCACCCAGCCCCAGCTGTGCCGCGCGCGTTCTCAGCATCTCTTCACGCGAAAGCCGTTGTGTGGCCAGCTGTGCCTTGAGCTGGCTGAGAAAGCGGGCTTTTGCCTGCGTGGCCTGCACTTCAGCGCGCGAAGCGGAGGAAACCTGCTGCGCAGTGCGCCCGGCCTGCTGCCCCGCGTTTTTCAGCTGACGTTCGACCCGGCCCATCTGCTCGTGAAACCGGGCAGTCTCAGCCCCAAGGTTTACGACAAGATCAGCGATCTGCCGGGACATGGCGTTCTCCTCCCATGGACTCTGCTACGGCCATCAACATCTCATCAGTCATGAGGTCACCGGTTCCTGAGCGACTAAGCAGGCTAAAGTCTTCTGCAGTCAGTCCGCATTCGCCTGTGACGAGCGCCACCATTGTGCTGCTCAGCGCCGCAAATTCAGCATCCAGCAGGCGATGGCTGAACGGCACAGCGGCGAAATAACGCTGCCAGTCCGCGAGTTCAGAAGACGTCATCTCGCTCAGCATCCGGCGCCAGTCAGGGCGGCGAAACTCATGGGCCAGAAACATGATAAATTTCAGCTCCCGTCCGTCGGCTTTACCTTCACGTCCTCCTCCCCGGAGCCAGATGGTTCGTCTGGCTTTTCATCCCCCTTGAGATCGTTGAGAACCATCACCTTTTCCGCAGCCAGACACAGTGCCTTTTCGGGCCAGTCAGCCAGTATCCGCTGGTAAATGTCATTAACATCCCCCTCACGGTGACAATTCCAGAGCGCGCGAGAGACAAGCCAGGCACTGTACTCCGTATTGAGCCTGACCAGTACTGCGTTCCGGGCCGCGTCAGTGGGGGCCTTATCTTTAGCCACTTCTGAACGGGCAACAAAATCAAAAAATTCGGCGCGCTGCAGCGCTGTCAGTTCAGATAACTCCATTTGCTCGGGCCCGTAATGAAACACGCTTTTTTCCAGAAACATCACAGTCCTCCTTTCTCATGGTTTTTGTCAGAATGCGGCACAGGTGCAGGCGACTGCGAAATTTCCTCAGCCAGAACCGGACGGCCGCTGTTCGTTACCTTGATGGTTCGCGTGATGACCTCTTTTGCCGGAATGGTCTTGCCCAGGCTGCTGACCCAGCCCCGGAACAGATCGACCGTGCCGTTCGGATAGCGGATTTTGTAAAAGCGAACCTCTCCGCTGTGAAACCAGCTCAGTAAATCTTTCTGTCCCTGCTCACCGGGTTTCCAGGCAAGCGTAATACTGGCTTCTCCTGCCGACTTCTCGCCCTGCGCCGTGGCTTTCCAGTCGGCATCCGGATCGTCCAGCCAGGTGTCGTCGTAACTTTCTGCACTGATTTCCCCAGGCTGCAGCTCCCGGATCTGGGCGAGTCGTGTCCAGCCGTCATCGTTCAGTGGCTTAGCGGTGGCATCGCCGCTGCCGGTGAAAATCAGTAAGGTGGTACCTGCACCTTTGACTGATGCAAGAGGATTTGGTGTCGCCATAGTGGCTCCTTACATCTGATAGGTAATGAGATAAGTCAGATCGGCTGAACCCCAGCTCGCCATTTCACTGTCCCGCTGCCAGTCATAACTCTGCGGCGTGAGCGTATCGATCACGCATGAAAGTGCCGGCACATTAACGAGCGCCGGAAGAATATGGCGTTCAACCCACTCATCCAGTGCCGTATCCGGTTGAGTTGCCCGGAGGAATACCTCGATATGCAGCGTGGCCTGCCAGGCTTCCGCATCCAGATAGTTACCGCTGTAGCGGGCGTCTGACAGATAAACGGCTACGGCGGGCAGTTCTTTTTCATCAATAAAAACGGGGCGGCCATCATGAAAGGCCGCCCCGCTGATGTGGGACTTAAGCGCATCCGTGAGGGTGCGCCTGATTTCAGCATGTTTTTTCATACCCTCCTCCTCAGATACAGCCTCAGTTGCTGTCTGAGCGCGGCGGCCAGTTCGGCCTGCATATCCGTTTCCAGTAGCTGCTGGCTTTGTTTCTGATAACTCTCCGTCAGCGGTCCGGACAGCGGGATTTTTACAACCTGAACCGGATAGCGACTGCGGCCGGTCCGCTGCAGGACATGCCAGCGGCCGTTAGCCAGTTGCTGTATAAATGCATTCCGGAAAGTAAACCGCCCGATTTTCAGCACACTGCCGTGCCGGCCGGACACTCTTTTTCGCCGGGACAGTTGCAGACGGGCCGTGCCCAGACTGATAGCCGGCAAATCCCCGCGGTTAACGACCAGTCGCGCGGTCGGATCAGCATGGCCGGGCGTGGCCGGGCGTAGCCGGACACGCTGCCTGATCAGCTTCTGGGGAACGCTCGTCTCCTTTGCAACCTCGCGTGTGCAGCGCGTAATGACGCGACGGGCTACACGGTTCACGGCCTGCGCCAGCGCGCGGGGGACCAGCTGACGATCGAGCTCATGCAGGTTATTCAGTGCCTGTTTCAGCCCCTGCACGTTTATCCTCCTCAAGCCAGATTTGCGGCTTGCCGTTGTAAAACTGCCAGCGGGTCACCCGCCAGTGTTTCTCCTGCCATTCAACCCGATCATGTCGTTCGGGCTGATAAGCCCGGTCGAAGACAATTAACGACACGCCCTCTCCGGACAGTGGTCCCATGTCAGCCGTAAAGGTATGTTCAGCTGCGCATATCGTTCGTCCATTAATTACCACGGCCTGACCGAACCGGCGTGCGGTGACATCGTCCATCCTGTCAGTCAGACGGAAAAACGGGCTAGCCAAAAAGCTTAACGGCCACAAAGGGCGCCTTGCCTTCGGCGTTCTCCCATGCGGTCCCCAGGGGTACGGCCCCCTCTGTCTTGCTGGCGACAACCTGATGCCCCTGCTCATAAACAGGCTTGCCGGCCTGAACAGAGACATCTGTTTTTTTCGGCAAGTTGAAGACGCCTTCAGCCAGGCCAGTTCCGGCGCAACCTTTCGGGGTATCGGTTACGGCAATAACGATACGATCCCCCACATGCACCATATCGCCGCTTTTATAGTCTTCGTCCGCAATGAACGTCAGCGTCTTACCATCCTGCACATAATTTTTTGCCATGCTTCTTCTCCTTCACGGTTCCTGATGACCGGATTTCAGGCATAAAAAAAGCCCTTTCGGGCATTCAGATTTTTTACGACATATCAGGCAACGCACTGCACCAGACCACGATAGTCAATCGGCGCAACGCCGGCATCAATACGCACTTTGGTGGTGACACCATCAGCAGTAAAGCCTTCCGTCTGGTCAATAAATGGCGTATCAACACCGTTGAGGTAAGCCACCTCAATCGTGTCCGAGCCCTTTGCGGCAGCCAGATAGAACGTGCTCTGGCTGGCGTCGTCCAGACGCGGTTCGGCAATCACCGTCGCGAAATTCTGCACGGGGTTAATGATACCGGCGTTGATGTCGGCGCCTTTAACAGACGTTGAGCGGATGACCTGGCTGGCAGTGGACTCCATGACCGTCGGTACCAGCACAAAAGCCGGGCGGATGTTGAGATGGCGTTCGCCTTCTTTCTGACGGCGCATCATCTGGCGGGCTTTGTCCAGAGACGCCACGTCCATTGCCGCTGCTTTCAGCACGTTGGCATGACGCGCGCTGTCAAACAGCGGCACATTATCGGTGGAAAGATTCGGGTTAGTGGTCAGAATGGCGTAAACCAGATCCGCCACGGTAGCTTTTGCCGCGCGGCCCAGCTTCATGGGGACATCGGTCAGCATGCTCAGGTCATCATTGATAATGGCCTGCCGCGTGATACTGAACAGCTCACCGTAAGTGGCCAGAGCAATCGTGGCCTGCTTGTCTGACGTCGTGACGTATTTGTATTCCGCCCCCTCGCGGACCTGACGCAGGGAGGGAAAACCGCCCAAACCCACACGGTGCGCGATTTTGAAATCGGAAAGCTGTCCCTTTTTGGTCCACTCACCGAACGTCTCAGGTGCCTCTTCCCAGCCCTGAAGAAGGGATTTGTAGGACACATCCAGCATGATATTGCCATAATCGGACGTGCTGTGCGTAAACGCCAGCCCGACGATCTGCACCGGGTTATAACTGGCCACACCGAAGCCCCGTTCGGTCAGCGACAGGCGCGCATGTTCACGAAGCGTCATGCCGTTGTAAGGGTTATCCGGCTGAAGTGGCTCATACCCGGCCCGCGCCATGATGGCCTGCCGGATACCGTCACCGGTAAAATTCCCGTTTCCGGCATAGATGTGAGGTGCGGCTGATTTGTTAGACGGCGTGCTGTCTTTGCCCATCTGCTTCAGCAGCTTCTCGCGTGCCAGCTCAAGCGTACACGTCGGATCCGCGATGCAGGCTGCCTGCAGGGCACTGTATTTATCACCGAACATCCCAAACAGGTCACTGAGCGCCCGTGCGCGGACACGCTGTTCTTCAATAAACTGTTCACGTAAACCAGCTTCGTTCACACCTGCCTGAGGTGGAGCAGGATCATGCGTCAGGCTGTTCTGCGGCGGCGTCAGCATATTGCGAAGGTTTTCTGGCATTTTTTCGTACTCCTCGATACGTTTTGAATCAATGCGGGCCATTGCCTGAACGGCGGGCGCCAGCTGGTCAGCGAAGCCCAGTGAGACGCACTGGGTTCCGTCCATCCAGGTCTCTTCTTTCAGCATCCCGGCGATAACCTCATGGGCCAGCCCTGTTTTGGCGGCATAAGCCGGGATGAGCACAGCTTCTGTTTTATCCAGTAGCTCAGCGAAATCACGCATGTCATCGGCATCACCGCCCGCGACCGCCCAGGGTTTATGGATCATCATGAAACTGTTGGCCGGCATGATGACCGGATTACCGACCATGGCGATGACGGAGGCCATCGACGCGGCCACGCCGTCGACATGAACCGTAATGGCAGCAGGGTGATATTTGAGTGCGTTAAAAATGGCGATCCCTTCAAAAATGCTGCCACCCGGCGAATTGATATGAAGGTTGATGTGTTTAATCTCGCCGAGTGCCTGGAGGTCGCTGATAAACTGTTTTGCCGACACCCCCTGAAAACCGATTTCGTCATAGATATAAATTTCTGCCTCAGTTTCGCCCCGTGCAGCCATCCGGAACCAGGATTCAGTCTTCTTCACCTGTGTCGCCTGACGCTGGCTTATCTGCTTTACTTTCTCGGTCACTGCTGACTCCTTTGTCGTTTGCCGGGTCAGTGTCAAACACCAGCCCCTCTTTCTGGTTTTCATCGACTTCCGCTTTGCGGCGACGTTTAACCTCATCAGGGTTGCGCCCGCATGCCCGTGCCCAGTCGGATTCGGTTGCCGCCCCACCCCGTATCTGAATTTTCCAGGCTGTCGCCTCTTTCACAGGGTCGATCCAGGGCATACCGGGTCCCGAGTAAATGGCGTCATACAGTGTGGAAAGCTCGATGTCGGCGGGTGGCTTAATCACGCCCGCCGCAAGCGCCTGCTTCAGCCATGCGCGATAAACCGGCCGGGTGACAGCAGCAATAAAACAGTCCTGCAGAATGAGATATCCGTCCGTAGACTCCACCAGCTCCTGCCGCTGCGCGCTGTATGTGCCGTTGTAATTGCGGGCTGTGCTCGAAAAGCTCAGACGTGTACCGGCAGCCACGGCGCGCAGCTGCCCGTTCCGGAATGATTCAAGGTTGGTGTTGGGCCGGTCTGACTTGATCATGCCAATCTCTTCACCCTGCCGAAGATCGTCATACAGCATGCCCGGCTGAATAGTCAGTTCACGCTCACTGCTGTCATTCAGGCTTTCTGAATAGTCCTGTCCGTCACCTTTTTTGATGTACATCCCCAGAGCAGCGGCGATGCGCGCGGCCACCATTTCGCTTTCTTCATAATCTTTCAGTGCGCTCAGGCGGATCATCACACCGGACAGGATGGTAATGCCCCTCACCTGGTGCAGACGCCGTGCAAATTTAAGATGCAGCATGGCGTCAGAAGGCACCTCTTTGGTATCAGAGAGCAAACCGCTGACGGGAAGATTTTTATAGACCTGATACTTAATCGGCTTACCCCATTCGTTCAGCCAGACGCCCTGAATGAGCCCGGCGGCAGGATCGGAGTTCATGGTCACGAAATCTGGCTCAAGTGCTTCAAGCCAGAAAGGTACGCCGCCATCTGCCCTGAGCCCGGCGCCATGGCCACTCACCAGCTGAGCAAAAACCTCTCCGTCTCTGAGCCAGGTGCGCAGCATCAGGCGCTCCAGTACTGGCCGGGAAAACTCGCCAGTGACATCAGGCCGCAGTGACCATTCACCCCATTTTTTGCGTATGGTTTTCACCAGCTCCGTGGCCACACGGCCGTCTTTCAGCAGCGGATGCGGGTCAACGATGATGCCTTTTGCGCCAATAACGCGCTCTTCCAGCTTATCCAGTATGCCAATCACCAGGTCATGATTCGCATCCAGCGCCCTGGCCTGCTGACGAAGGGAAACCGCCCCGGCCTGACTGAGCTGATTGGCTGAGCGTGTTTCGCGTCTGGCTTTGTGTGTGCGGGTGGGAAGCGCGGCTTCATAGGCGCGGATCTGCATGCGGGCACGCAGCCTGGCAGCCTTCCACGACGGCGAAAAAACACCGATTGCATTATCCAGGAATGACATCAGAACCTCGCTAAACGATAACCCGTCTGACCACAGCGTTTTTTAAGGTATCCGGCCAGGCGGCGCTCCCACTCCTGCCGTCCCTTTCGAATGTCTGCCAGATTCTCCATCGTCATGGACTGCCCGTTCAGCATGATGGTTTTGCCACTCAGTACGGCAATCTCTGCCTCGGTGTAATAGCGGATCATGGCTTCCACCTCGGTCTGGTTCATATCCAGCCTCCGTTTGTAATCCAGGGATTGTTTGTCATGTCGGGAGTCGGGCCTGATGAGGGTTTGCGGGTGCGGGCTTTCAATGGCGGAGACATGCTTGTCAGGGTATTATCTGTATCACTGTCTTCAAGCCAGGTTTCCCGGCGAGCCCATGAAGGTGCATCAGGCCATTTAATTTTTTCGTAGCCATGCAGAATGACCAGCGCATCGGCATAGACGAGCAGGTCAAATCCTTCATTGGCTCCCCGCCCCGGTTTACGCCACCGGCCTTCTGGCGAGCGCTCCTCATAGGTGAGTTCGTCGTAAAACCAGCTCCCGATCCAGGCCGGAAAATGAATGTAATTGGGCCCCGGAGCTTCACGCCACAGCGCGTTGTTCACCCGGTCCTTGAGCGCATCGGTCTGGAGCAGATAAAGCGGAACATCCCCCGCGGCCTTTGCCCGGCGCGCTGAGCGTCCGGTATTGTCAGGCCATGTCCGGGTGATCAGCTTTTCACGCTTATGGCTGTCGCCCTTGAAAAGATAAACACGCTTTCCTTCCCCCTCGCGACGACATTTTCGCCAGAAGCGATAGGCGTTGTCGGTCACACCGTCCTCGCCTCCGGAATCCACAGCCATCGCCATAAGGGACATTCGTTTTGACGGATCGCTGGCCAGTGCCCAGGTTTTGTACAGCACGTCCGAGAGAAGCAGCTCCCAGTCCTCAGGGTAACTGCCGGGATCGAGAGGACGGCTTTCGCCAAGGTCATCGCTGCGTAACGAATGACGGATGTTGTAGCGGTCAACGACCCATCGTTCTCCCATCGAGCCGTATCCGGTTATCTGCACCACGAAACGACGATGTCGGCCGCCCTGTACATCAACGGTCGCAACAAGAAACCTCACCCCGTCTGCAACCGTTCGCTCGGGAATATCCTCTGCCCGGCTCTCCAGATGTTCTCCCTTACGTTGTTCAAGGGCGGACCGGGGAAAATAAGGCCTGCCGAAATCCGTATTGAAGACGGCTTTAAGGGTTTCCTCACTGCCTGTTGCCTGATACTCCTGTTCGGCAGTGAGATATTTATAAATCAGCTGAGTCCATGTCTGATATGCCGCCGCTGGCCCCTCCATCCAGAAAGAGGCAATCCGGGACTGGCGTGCCTTCCCGCTGATTTGCCCCTCACGATCCATGCTCTGCCCGTCACGCAGCCAGACGCCGCGGCTATTCAGGACACGTTTCATATCGGGTTCAATCAGTTCAGAGCAGGCCGGACACTGCAGACGTGCAGCCTCACTGGCCAGTACCGGATCGGTATAGCCGCGATAGCCTGTCATACTGGCTATTTCCGGCTGAAAATATTCCCCACAATGCGGGCATGGCCAGTACCACCGTCGGCGATCGCCCCGGTTATATAACGAGAGGATCCCTGTTGCTGGCGGTGCTTCATGTGGCGTCGAAGCCTTCCATTTTGTATCGCAAATATCCCGGCCCGGGGAGCTCTCCACCAGCGTCATCCCGGCTGACATAAAGGTGGTGGTGCGTTTGGACGCCAGGGAAAAACCATCCCCCTCTCCGTCTATATCATCGGGCCAGCGGTCATAGTCAGTGAGTGCAACATATCTATAATCGGATGAGGACATGATATTGACGGATGGCCAGCCAATTTTGAGGTAGTTGCCGGCGCGAAAAGTCCGGTCATGCACATTATTATCGCTGGCGCGTGGGCTGAGACGGCTATGAAGCTCAGGGCTGCAGCGAAAAGTGCGTTCAAGGCGTTTCTTTGAATGTTCGCGCGCCTTTTCTTCTGTCATCTGTATCAGCAGAAAATCTGCCGGATCACAGACCACAGAATAGGTTATCCAGCCATCAATCAGACCCAGCGTTTTACCCGTCCGAGCGGGGCCGACAAAAACCACCGCGTCATAATTGCGCGACGTCAGACAGTTCATGGGTTCAACAATATAGGGCGTCAGTGTCGCATCCCAGGGGAGTGAACTACCGCCACCCAAAGGCACGCGCATGTAGCGTTTAACTGCATCAGCGACTGGCATTCGATGCGGAGCCTTGAAGAGCTCGGATACGTCTTGACGTATTTCAGCAGCTGAGGCGTATGTCATGGCTCACTCTCCTCGTCGATATCTGCACTACGGATCTCTGCAGCCAGCGCTTCTCGAATTTCATCAACAATGCTTTGTGCTTCTGAAATCTGATGGGGAGACCACCCACGATCGCGCTCCAGCCTGTCGGGCCATGTATCCAGTACCTGTAAAACAGACTTCGCCATCATGGCCATCTCGCGATGCACTTCATTAGCAGGAACGAGCTGGCTGAGCGCAGCTTCAAGCTTTACGCGCTCATTCTCAGACTGAAACCAGTCTTTCCGGGATTTAGGATCCATGCGGGAGGGATCATGAAGTGTTTCAGGTGTGGCTGCTTCATCAGGGGCAAAGAGAACAGGACCGATGTCCTTAAGGGCATAGACCGGATTTCCACGAATGTTTCCGGCGGATGCAACCTGAGCGTTCATGATTTTCTTTCTGACCGTCTTACGATCTATGCCGAAAGCTTCAGCAATTTTCGCAATACTCCAGTTATAGGCATCCCCGATTCTGCTGATGTCTGACATTCCCCACCTCAACACACCAGCTCATTTACGGATTTCCTTTTTAATATCATGCAATTAACCGACATCCACCTGTCCCTGTTTTTGGCGAAATGGACACCTCAAAACCCGATTTAACTCTTAGATTCAATTAGTTACGACACGTGGTGGTGTCCCTATGAAAATCGCAAAACTAGCCGTTTTCTGCGGGGCCGCCGCCTCGTGGACAGGGTACCCCTCCGGGAGGACCCGCAGGTTCAGAGCGTCGCAGGACAATAATTTTTTACTGAAGCATCTTATTCATCTCTGATACAGTTTCTGGCGCCGCTTTTGAAATCAACGGGACACTCAAGAAGAACTTCTCTTGTTTGTAGATGAATGCCATAAACATACCAAGGATGAGAAATGTCAGAAATTATCAAACGGTCATCTAAAAATGCTGGTGATGCGGGCGAATACTATATTGCTTACATGCTTTCACGCCTTGGCATTAGCGCAGCTCTTACAACAAGCGGTTCTAGCGCTGTTGATATAATCGCTACTATCAATGGCTCAAAAAGTATTAGTATTCAGGTCAAAGGTTCTTGGGCAAGAAGCCAACCGCGACAATGGATGGTTGGAAAACATATGCCTACCATTTCTCCTGATTATTTCTATGTTTTCTGTAATATGTCTGAAGACATTGCTAATAAAAGTGCTCCCGAAGTTTTTGTTGTGCCCAGTGAAATAGTCGCTAGTCAATCAACATGGCAGCATAGTGTTCCACTATTCAAGATTGGGAAAGGTGAGGATTCAAAATACCTCGACCGCTGGGACTTTATCCAGTCAGCACTGGCACACACTCCATCTTGAGCACATCATCCGGCGTAAGACACCCTCACGCACCATCTTGCTGAGCAATGCCGATAAAGCCATTCACGATCTCTGGCTGTGACGGTTCATTATGCCAACACAGGTTTCGCCGGATTTGGTGGTACGGTGATGCGGTGAGTATCGGCTCTGCTGGCTCCAATAAAAAAACCTCCCGAAGGAGGTTATTTGTCAGAGTGGGGTTCGAACCCACGTTCTTGCAGTATCGGTCACGTGCACCACTGCTTGATGTAGCTCATGTCACGCTTTGTCCCGTCAGAGCTTTCGCTCGGCCATCTCGCGCACCTGACTTCTAAATCATATACAAGCTTCGCGATGCTTAAAAGCGTGGCTAATCGTTATCACTCGCCGGATTATTCATCATCGGGCGACCTTGTAAATGAACCCAATAACAAGGTTTTTAGCTAAGCAAGGTTTCTGGATAACCACTCAGGCGTCGCGCGCATTTGTTTAATGGCCTCGCTTTTTGCCAGTGCCTCTAAATCTACAAGGGTTGTATCATGCTTGTAAGGCAACTTCAGATACAGAGACACGTTTTCACCACCCGAGTCGGGATCGGTATAAATCGTTACTTCTGCATAGACAGCGTTTCCTTTGACACGTGTGAAGTTTCCAACGTCTATTTCCATTTTTCACTCATGTGCTGATGCATTGAACCAGAATTATGCATCATCACAAGTCATGCAAAAAGCCGGGAGAATTATTGTTACCTCAGGCATTGCTCTCTGATGTACTGCTGCAAACCGGCTATTTGCTTTCTGACGAGCTCGATTCGACGTCTGAGAGTGAAATAATCCCGTTCAGCGGACTTAGCAGATCGGGTGCGGGCTGCATCATCCACGCCGCTGGCGCCGGGGGCTTTACCTTCTGGCATGGCAGAACGGCGGGTTTTGAGGTACAGCCGCTTGCGACCAGCAATAACGTCATGACGAAGCTGCTCAATAGTCGCCTGAGCATCGGCTAACTCCTTCGTGTATTTCGCATCGAGCGCGGCAACCTCACGCTGTCGCCTCTGCATTTCGCAGATAGCGGCGTCCTGCTGCTTCGCCAGCTGTTGTGTCTGATGAGCTGTCGCACGCCACTCTTCGGCTTTGTCGTGATAATGGCTGGCGAGCAGACCGGTCCCCATCGCAACCAGACAGATGCACAGCAGCACATACCGCATCATTTCACACCCTTCAGGCAAAGCTGCCTTTCTTCCTCGCGACGTGTCACCAACCCGGGCAGCTCTTTGCCTCCACCGAAAACCCACCGGGGAAATTCATTGCATCCGTCCACCAGCTGCCCATGGCGGAAATAGCGGAACATCGTTGATTTCTGCATTTTTGGACAGCCGACATTGAATGCAATCGAGACCGCAGCGGAAAATGTGTTATCCGGCAGTCGAATGCCGGCGGCGTAGCGATTGACGCATGCCTCGGCGTCCAGGATATTTTGTTGCCAGTCTGCAGCTATCTGCTCGTCAGTTTTGCGTCTGCCTGGCTGAGTACTGTGCGTGTTACCTATGCCATCGGTAATGATGCCCGCGGGACATATATACGGCTCACGCCGGCACCCTTCTGCATTACCAATGAGTTCCAGCCCGCGCTGGTTAGTGCGCACCTGGCCGCCCGAAAGCACGATTGCAACGATGACACCAACAGTACATACCGCGCCTGCTGCGCCGGCTTTTCTGTTAATTGTTGGCATCTGTCTTCCTCCCGCCTTCAGTTGCTTTAGCCACGACTTCAGCAGCGGTTGGGCGCTCGCTTTCCGGCTTAGCGATAACGCTGTCCAGATAGGCTCTGAGCATCTCTGTTCGCTTGCGCTCTTCCTCCAGCAGCTGTCGCCTTTCGTGTCGCGAGGCGTAATAGGTTTTGATTGTGAAGAACGCCGAGATCGCTGCGCCGATGCAAAAAACGCAGTCGTAAAGCGTCAGCGTTGAGAAGAACGCCAGACACGCAGACCACCAGTACGGCATTTGATGAGATGTAGAATCCATACGATGCATGCTCTGCCCTCACTGGTGTGGGCAACGACAGGGTTTGAAGAAAAAAGCCGCGCGTCGGCGTGCGCAGGGTGCGCGGTGGGAACCAGCGGCGACTTTGGGTATAAAAAAAGCCCGCCTTAAAGGCGGGCCTCCTGAAATTAAATGTCCGGGCACATTTTTTACTGTATAAAGCATACCCGTCATTTCACGTACGTAAATACCTTTATTCTACAGGACAGGCACTCGCAAAACGCTGGACATGCCGGTCCATTTCAAGCGGAACATTGAGCATTATCAGCATTCCTTCAATCAGCCCTTCTGCTTTCTGTAACCTTTTCCCTATATGTCCGTCAGAGCAGCCATGTTTCTTTGCCAGGCACATAAATGTATAACCCAGCACATAATAATCAATCAGGAGGTCATGCATATCACGGTTATTTTTACAGAGTCTGGCAATGCATGTGCTGATAATAAGTGCATCGTTATCACTGCACTGAGGGCGTGATAAAACCTTATCGGGGATTAAGCGACCGAAGCCTGCTGCAGTATGATACCAGGTCATCGTTTCGTGATGATTAGCAGCCCACGCGCCCCAGCGCTCAAGTACCTGTTGTATATCGCGCATTAATTCCTCCGGGCACCTAAATGGTTAAAAAAGGAACTACCCCGTATCACAACGTTATATAATTTTTTAATGAACCACGCTTGTGATGTTTATTATCTCATACATTTCATATAAGCAAAGACTTCTCTGGCAGCAGGGTTATCGACACGAGACATTTCTTTTGCGAAATATTATCAATTCGGATAGGCGTGTATTATTCCTTTTATCAGAAAGCATACATGCAGCGCATTGAATTCGCTTTTTCTTGAGGAGTGTTTTTAACTGTTCCTCCGGCGTAAGCCATTTAATCAGAGTTTTCATCCTGATATTCCACATTGCGCGTCAGCGAAAGATACACATGGCTTATGCTCAGGCTTTCGGTACAGCGTCGTTTGCACTGGATACTGTTTGTTATGCTTATACAGTTACTGGCAAAGAGTATTTTCTTAATATCAGCAGACAACTACCGTCGCTTATGCTGCGCGACCTGGTTGCCTCCTTTTTCGATGGCTTCGTTCAGTGCCTCACCGGCTCGCTGCAAAAGCCTGGACGCATCGTCACCACTGCCGGTTCCGGTGAGCGAAGCATAACCCACACTAAGACTCATCACACTTTCAGGCATCTTTCCAGCTGGGATGGAAAACTTACGTTTGCTGAAGTCCGACAAGATCTCAAAACAGCCATCTGATTGCGTACTAGATCATCAGAATGGCTTTCAATTTTTGCTTCTTAATTTCACTGGCAGTCATGGCACTTTGAGCGTTTGCGGATTAATCCTTGACTGTCATCTAGCTGCGAGACAATTTCTCTTATAGACAACAAGCCAGCACCTCCATCTTAAACCGGATGGATGTCATCCCTGATTGATGTTACCATACGTGCTTCCATAATAACCGAGCTATAAGGGGGGTTGCTTTAATCAGCCCTAATATTCTCAGTGAGTCCATCACGACATTCCATAAGAATTCTACGCCACTCAACTTTGTCATATGGTAAGAATTTACGATACTTGTAACTCTCATTTTCAATAGTCGATAAGGTAATAGGCTCTTTTTTTAAGTGTTCATAAGTAGCAACAAGAGTTAATGCAAACCCTTCATTAGTCAAATTTGATCGATGAAAGCTTGACGAATTTATACCATAATATTCACCACTAGCTGTTATTTCTTCACTTGATGTACTAACGTCATAAAAATAATTATCACTTGGGATTAGATACGAGTATCCCTCACCATACTTAACAGTATAAGCATAGTGTGTAAACTTTTTACTAGTTGCTTCCGAAACTACAAAAACTTCATTTTTAATCTTCCCAGATATAACGTAAATTTTAAGAGAAAATAGATGATCATGAATTTTTTCGAGCTGCTCATCAGCATGCTTTAATTTATCTGACCAAAAATGTAGCCTTAAAGATCCGCTCCCAAAATCAAGAAGCTTGCAATGAATAAATCCTAAAGCATGCCAGTTTGGCTCAAAGCATTCATAGTTTTCTATGATAAAATCAAGTATATTCTTAGGGCTCAACTCTTTTTCACCCAATAGTTTATCATAGACTTCTTTCAGAAAATCATACATAAGGATTATCATTCTCCCGACATATTTTTGCAATTTTCTCAAGCATATTGCTATCTAAAGAAGCATGGTGAATATTAAGTTCACTCAATACGCTCTTCACTTCTAAGGCATTTATATCACTAATTCTAAAATTTGCCTCTTTAATTTTAGTTAACGGACTAGACTGATTCAAAGAGAGAATAACTTCGTCTTTATAAGAATTGTAGAAATAAGACCCCTTATGACAAATTATTGCTGGCGCATTCCTATCTTCTTTTGTGATCACAGCATATTTATCTGACAAATCAATTCTGAACGATGAATAATGAGGGCACAAGGAAATACTTATTCTTAGCAGTGGTTCTTGCACTTGAGTAACAACTGTTGAAACTATGGTAGCAAACAGCTCTGCTTGTACCATAGATAAATCCCATTTATTTTTTTCTAATTGTTGAGAAGCCATGCCACTTCTGTAGATAGCATGTTTTTTACATACATCATCGTTAGTGGGGTCAAGAATAACAACTAATATTTCTCTTGATTGACTTTTCTCACGAGCTGCACGTGCTAACTCTGGTAACGTTTTGGTTCTAAAGTAACGACCGCACCCTCCTTTATAGTACCAAATTTCGGATGATGAAAATGCGCTCTGAAACATATCTTTTAGAGCAGATTGCGCCTCTATTTCTATTTTCGAATTGTTCAGTGACTCCGGCAGAACCCAATAGAGGAATGAACCTACTATTGTTGTCACTATTAGTGACGTTACTACTCCATTAAGCAATAAAGCCAAAAAACTGCCAAAAGTTGAAGTTGTTTCAGGAAATTTAATAGGTAGTAAAAAAAACCTTATTAATAAGATTAAAACGGCACCAATTACTACAGCGCTATAGAAAAAATTTCTAGTATGTCGCTTGCTAAGAATTTCATTCATTTTATTATTAATTCCATGTTCAGAATATCCATAACATTCTTATTAATTTCTTCAGGATGTTTCATAATTAAACCGTTGCAACATTCGATTTTTTGCCATCTTTTACCATAATCTATAGCCAGATATGCCTCATACACTTTCTGGAGATAACCATGGGCTTTTTCATGTATATCTTCAGAAGAATCAGTATAATTCCTTTTCTGTTTTTTTAACACTAATTCTCTAGAAACCTCAATGGGCACGTCCAGAAAGAATGTAATATCCGGAGAAGGCATTTTATTAAAACCATACTCAAGTTCTTCAATCCATTTTATGAATTCTTTTTTTTCACTACCAGGAAGTTTCGATGCTTGATGAGCAATATTTGAATCTATATATCGATCACAAATAACAATTTTATCATCTTCCAAGCTGCTTAATATGCTATCTCGCATTTCATAGCGATCCATTGCATAAAGTATTGAAGCAAGTTTAGGATGAACTTCATCTATACCGCCAAATTCCCCTCGTAAAAAAGCGCCTATTTCTTTTCCAAAAAAAGTTTTGTCATAGCAAGGGAAGCTAAAAAGTATTGAATCTACTCCTATTTTTTTTAATTTTTCGTGCAGAAGTGTGGATTGCGTTCCTTTACCGCTCCCATCAATACCTTCGAAACTTATTAACTTACCCTTCATTTTACCAATTCCTTAATACATTATTATAAAATTCACTATCAACATCAATTTCTTTCAAAATATTTTCTACACGTTCTTTTCTCATTGCTGGAGACCAAAAAACAGCATCACGTAAATCTTGCTCAAGGGCATAGGCAACTAAATAAGTTTTATCAATAATTTTTTTAAAATCACCACAATATGATTTTTTTCTCATATCGACTTTCAAAACCTCCTTAAGAGTATTTAATTCATACCCCGCCATGAAAATAACACTATTACTTTGTTCATACGCCTTAACATATGGAAAACCATTAGCCCTTAATAAAGGAGGAATAGTTTCAATATTAAATTCATTAGAAGAAATATAATCCTCAAGCGTTAGAAATTTCCTTCGTTCAAAAATATCAATCAGCAAACTCTTTCCATCAGACATATGCCCCTCGGTCTTCTTTACACCGTTAAGGATCTTCAGAACCTCATGTCCAGAACTTTCGATCATGTTCAAAAGAACCAATGATGAACCTGTAGGTTTGCGGTCACCTCTTTCCCAATGCCGAAAGGTATTGAGATTTAGACCAAAATGTTCGCAAAACTCTTCTTGGGTTAGTCCTGTTTTCATCCTCATACTTTTAATGTGTTCAGCAGTCATTTCTTTTATGAACTCTTCACTCATACAATACCTCCATTCATTAGTGCCCATTGTAATCCAATGGATTATTGTTTGCAAAAGCTGGGTATGCATTTTGTAGAAGGATTACCTTTAAAAGCGTCATTCCATTCAACCTCTTTTTGAACACATCAAAAATGCTAAGCTAGCGCATAATAATGATTTTAAGAAAATTTAGTAATTAAATTCAACGGCTTAAATATGTAGCCGATAGTCCCCCCTTCTCCTATGGTGGAAATTTTGAACTGTATCTTGCTACTGCAGGCCTCTCACAGAATCTTATAGCCTGTATCTGATATGATGTTAACATCACTTTGTACCGTCCCTGCCCTCAAACCTTTCGCTCCACCATCAGCCGCTGAGCCAGTTTAAAGGCCAACTGTACATGTCAGAACCGATTCCCCTCTGATCGTCAAAGTGCGCGACATTCAGTAATCTGAACAGGCTCTAGGCTGCTTTTATCGGATTCGACGTCAACAATCGTGTCGTGCACTTCGCGTGCCAGCATGCTGATCGCAAGTAGCCAGTCCTGATATTCCTCTGAGGGCATTACCGGCTTTTTGGCAAGACTGATAACCGCCAGCATTATCTGGCGGGCCTGCTCTTAGTGCGACTGCTCCAAGATGAGCTATGTCACTTTCGCCATCCGGAACTTCTTTCGATTTGATAAGCGCCTTCATGCGCGCCACGTGAACTAGCGCTCTTTCGGTGCTGGTTGGCACATATAGCTTCTCACCCTGAGGGCGAGGTGGCGGAATCTGCTCGCCAAACTAAATGCGCATGGCCATTTTTTGCAGTTCACTGCGACACTGCAGGCGCAGTTCCTGTTCAGAAAGACCCTGTGCGCGCATCGTGCTGTAGAGGCTAGTAACCATCCTGTAGTGCGCATTAGCTTGCCACGGATAGGCTTCTGGGGAATTATATAAGCCGCGTCATGCATTGTAGCGCATGACCATGTCATACATCCGACAATCCTGCAGCGCCATTTTCACCATCCTTGCATCAGTTGATGAACTTCCCAGATGATGGCAAGAACGATGAAGCGCTGGCACGAGCTTGCTTCATCCCTGCTGATAGCTACTGCTTAGTAATTTCCCGGCTGCTTCGGGTCGCCGGCCAGCTCACAGCCTTCTCAGACACTTAGGCCAAAGGCTGACGATTCCGCCCCTTTGCAGAGCCTAAGTGAGAAGCCAGGTTGTAGATACTAATGTCAGCTATGTGCCAGAAGCAGGCATTAGTAACGTCCGCGCTGCATCAATTGAAGGGGAGCAGGTCAAATAAAGGGATGAGATCACTTTCACGATAAAGAAAAAGAAGTCAAGTTATGATGTCCATGACTATCTCATGTTATACAAATCACCCTTAGATAAATGCACTTCGATACAGGGAATTATTGGATGGACTTTTTCGAAATTGATGAAGATACTGATTTAACCCTCCTTCATTTCAAATTTAAGGATCTGAATAAACAGTTAGGGTACGCCGGTGCTAAAAAGGTTGTTTCTTCTTGGGGGAATGACTTTTATGATCGCGATAAAAAAGCTAAAAAAGAATTTCAAACATCGTTTCACTCTACTTTTTGGGAACTCTATCTTCACGCAGCACTGAAGGAAATGAACTTCAAAGTTAGCGAAAAGCACAATCGACCAGACTTTATCGTTGAATCCCCCATAGAAATGTACATTGAAGCGGTAGTTTCAGAGATTAAAAAAGATGGTACTCCTGAAAAACTACGAACTATAGAGGATGTGGAGGCCAACTTACGGCCGATTAAAACCAAGCGTGAGTTCTCAGATATCATCGATGAGGCAATATCACGTCACTCTAACTCTCTGAAATCAAAGTTAGAAAAATATACTGGATATACCCGAAAAGATAATGTGCCTATTAAAGGATATGTCGATTGTAATTGGATTTCGCCTAATGCTCCATATATAATAGCCCTATCCTCCCATGACCAAATTGCCTATGGAAGAGAATTTATTTATTCCATGTTTGCTTTATTGTATGGGCACTATTACGACCCAGAAAATAAAGCATACACCAAAAAAAATAAAACTAAAAAACCCGGCACTAACTCGGATTTAGATCTTGGTTTTTTTTTAAAACCAGCATTCAAAGAAGTTTCAGCCGTTTTATTTTGCAATACACTGACATTAGGTAAAGTCTCTTCGCTACATAAATCAGAAAAAATAAATTTTGATACAGTTCTAAACATCAGATACTTGCAAGACGAACCGCATTTTCGTGTGCATGAAGTAACACCAGAAAATCCCGAGAAATTACTTGATGGCCTTTACATATTCCACAACCCATTTGCCAAAAACAAATTAGATTTTGATATATTCAATAAGTTGGCACAATTCTCTATGGATGAATATGGACCACATCAAATTGGCAACTATCCTCTAATTGTGTCTAGGTTTCATACCAATATGTTGCCTGGTTCAATAATCCCAAGTATAAAGACGGATGCTTTTTCAAGCTACAACCCGGAGTACTGTATGCGAGAACTCAAAAACGAGAGCAGTCTTTTAAAGCCCGCTAAAAGCGAAAGAATCAGGCAAAAGAAAAAAAGGACAAATAAAATCGCGAAGGCTTCCCGCAGAAAAAATAGATGATAAACTTTGATTTTATCAATTACTTATCATCGCCACACCTTCGCTCACAGCAGACTTGATGACCACTAATCCTGTCTGCTGCGTGCTAGAAGCGGACATTGCTGGACTGTATATATTTCATGCTGCCTCTACTTGCGTTACCAGTTAATTTAGTCACTACAGAGCTAAAAATCTTGGTAAATTATTTAGTCAGTTATTCAATCATCGCACGCTTCTTGCACCACTTAGTTTGTATTAAAATAGTCATACTACTGAGGAGATAATTATGTTTAAGTATGCCGTAAAATCGCTAGCAGATTATGTTTCAACAGTTACAGAAATAGTAAATGAATTTGATGACATATGGTTTAGAGGACATGCCTGCGCTTCATATAGATTAGCACCCTCGGTATTACGTGATACCGTTCCCTTAACTGATGCCAGAGGTAATAGGGTCGAAAATGGTCAGATGATAATTTCAGAGGGCGGTCATGTAACAGGCATTAGTCCCGAAAATATGTTTTATGAATTTAAGTCTCGAGCGGTTCCTTTTTTGAATCGAGACCCCTCAAATAATTTTGAGTGGATGTTCTTGATGCAGCACTATGGTGTACCAACAAGGCTGTTAGACTGGACGACAAACGCCTTAGTTGCATTATTCTTTGCTATAGAATCAAATCCTACCTCTGACGAAGAGAGGCATTACAACGAATCGCCCTCGCAAAATTTTATGGAAAGCGATGAGTTTTGCTCGGAAGGAGCTGCTGTTTTTGCCATAAGCCCATCAGAATTGAATTATTTAACAGTCTCAACCCGATCAAAAATTTATATTTGTGAAGAAGCCGACAAATGGAGCCATTATTTTGACCCAATGAATAAAGAAGGCACTTCTAATTTTCTTCCAATTGCAGTCCAATCAAGTCATATTGATACGAGAATAAGATCACAATCGGGCCATTTCACATTGCATGGTTCAAACATATGGGCATTAGACTATTACGATGAGCTTCGTAAAATCATGCATAAAATATTTATACCATATGAAATAGTTCCCCAAATGCTTAAAGATTTGCAAGCTCTAGGTATAACGGAGTCATTTATATATCCGGGACTAGAATCATTGTCACGAGATATCAAAAGAAGCGAAGCTTTTAAATTTAACGGCAAAAAGCTTTAGCATTTCATTATAACCTGCTAGCCGCTGAACATGGAGTTAATGGCGGCTTATCGCTCAAAGCGGACCTTCACCTTAGACTGTTGCCTTCTTCAACACACTGAGTCAGAGCCGAAAAATTCCTACTCTACCCGCCTCTGAAGCCCTCAGGTATTTCATAGAACGTCTCAGCTAGCGCGTTAACATCGCGTCGTGGCGCTTTGCTCACCTTATATTAGTGTCCCTCCACCAGCTTCTGAGCCAGTTTCAGGTCCCACTGTGCCTGTCTAACCTGCTTTTCCTCCGATCGCCAGAATGCGCGAAATTCAGCAATCTGGGCGGGCTCTAGTGGCTTATCAAGCGTCATGCCTACTGCTGCCATAGCCTAAACAAAATCAGAAATTTGCAGCCAATATCTCAAACTTTAATCATTGCTGACAACATTTAATTTAACCTCATTATTTGAAGGCTTTCTTATACTTTTATCTATTGCGTAAAGCAAAAGTATGAGAACTGATACTGCTATCACCTCAAATATCAAAACAAACTTTGACTGTATATTTGGAATTACTACAGCAAAGATAGCAGATAAAGCCCATATCATTAATGAAAATACAAAGAAAATCATGATCGATTTACTAATAGAGGGTTTTGGGAGCTTTTGTGTAAATGGCATAATATAAAGCCTTCCTGATATGAATGGCTCAAGCATGTGCACATGATATTCCCAAACTTCTTGCCAGTGTTTACCTGCTCTAGCTATAGAAGTGGCCAAGAAAGTGAATGCGCATCCAAACAATGAGAGAAAGAACAAAGTAGCATATTGCAAACTGCTTATTTCTTTTGCGTTTAGCATTGCATATACAAGGACGCCCCAAGCACTAAACAAAATTGCATTGATTAGCCACAGATAATTGAGGCGAGACCAATATAAGCTTATTTCATATTCACGAATGTGATGAGCTTTACTGTAAGCCTCTTTTATTTTTTCTTTATCTGAAACTGTAAGCAAGGTCGATTTATTTTTGAAGTCCTTACTCAAAAGGTAATTGAAGTACTCAACATTGCAATAAAAATGAGCGCTTAGATTATCAGGCACGCCATGCCTTAGAAAATCTTTTTTATACTTCATCTCAGTTGAGTTCATCTTATGCATCCCTCATATTAAGCCTGCTGCTTAAAAATATCAGGCGTTAAAAATTCATTATATCCCAGCTCTCACTACATTCTATCACCATAGTTCTATTATCTAATAGGCCTGGTTCAGCGCGATGCCGGTCACGCTCATTCATTCAAACTCCTCTTCAGTAATGGTTTACCCTTAGTAAGTTCGTCCATTAGCCTTTAATAACAACCTCATTCGGCCGATATGATCCTTTGCCCTTTCGGTGCTGGCTGGCACGTATAGCTTTTCCAGTTGCACGCGCGGTGCCGGGATTTGCTCACCAGACCGGATGCGCGCGGCCATTTTACGCAGCTCGCCGCGACACTTCACGCGCAGTTCCTGTTCCGTCAGCCCCTGCGCCCGCATTGTGCTGTACAGGCCAGTGACCATCCAGTAATCCGCGTTAGTCTTCCAGGGATATTTTTCAGGAGTTTCATACAGGCCCCGTCGGGCGCAATATTTCATCACCATGTCGTAGAGCTCGTCTTCATCCGGCAAGCCGACAGCACTGTAATCGTCTCGTTTGCACCACTGGATAAACTCACCCGGTGAGGGCCAGAACGGCGAACCGCTGGCGCGAGCGCATTTCATCCCCGCCGACAGCTGCTGCTTCGAAGTGATGCCGTTCTCCACGAAAGCCGCAATCCACTGCCGTTTCGCCGCAGCTTCGTCACACGGGTTTTTAAGTGCCGTGCTGACTGACGCAGGAAACAGCTGCCTGAGGTTGCTGAACAGAACATCCACCAGCTGTTCAACGGCTTTGTGCACTCCCCGCACTGCTGATCGAGATGCACATCCGGCAACGTATGGACGCGCGCTCGAATCCCGGTTGTTTGTGGCTGAGAAGGAATTGTTCACAGGAAATTGTTCTCCCATTCGCTGAGGTCGTTCCAGTGAGGGGCTGGTGGACTCACCTGCCCGGCTCCGCGAAGTACGGCCTGTTTGTTCTGGTAGCTGAGCTTCTGGCTGGCTGTGATAAACCAGCTTTTTGGCCGCTCATGTGAAAACTCGATGTCGAGTTTCTGCAGCTCGTAAAGCAGATCGACGCTCGAGTAGAGCTTCTGCCACGATGCAAAGTCTGCGTGGTTCAGCTTCACGATGTTGCCTTCGAAAGCGTAACGAGAAAGCCCTGTTTTGGTCACGCACGTCGCGTCAGCGGCGGGTGTTATGTTTTTAGATTCTATGACTGGTTCTAATGGCTGATTCTGTGACCCGTTTTTGGGGACATTCAAAGACCCGTTTTTGGGTATATTCAAAGACCCGTTTTTGGGTATATTCCCGTTTTTGGGAACATTACCGTTTTTGGGTTCATTACCTCTGACTGAATTATTCCGTTTTTGGGTAAATTCAAAATCGAGATTTAGCTGCAGAACCCGGACCCGTTTTGTGGGACCTTTACGCTCACCAGTGTCTGTGATCAGGCCTTCACTGATCATTTGATTGATCCATTTACCGATCGTTTTCTTGTCGAGGCCTGTGTCGTTAACCAGCCTCATCGTGCTTGGATAACAGCGGTGAAATTCGTCGGCCCGGTCAGCCAGGGAAAGGAGAAGAAGTTTTTGTGAGGCCTTAAGGTTAAGGCTCCAGACCCATTCTGTTGCTGCACGGCTCATTTACTCTGCTCCTCCAAAGTAATCGAATTGGGTGTCCCTTACATATCTCGTTATATCGGCCACAGAACGCTAGTTCCTGCACGGGCTGCCTCCTGAGGCCTTTAGCGTGGCCATTGTCTGCAAGCTTGATTAGCACCAGCTTTCGGATGGGATTTCCTACTTCGATGCTCATAGCCTGAGTCATGAGTGTCATGCTCATAACAGCTCCGTTTAAAAGCCGTGCTTTGAATTTCCTCGACTAGGCACGTGAACCAAACACCAGGCTTTCTTTAGTTACTGGTTTCCTTGAGGTGAATTCAGCTGAGGCCTTCTCAATCTGAACAGCTTTAGAGGGAGAGGCCTTCCTGAAACCGTAAGCAAGCTGATCCAGATAGCCTACGGTCGTCATTGCCTTACCAGCTAACAGCGCCCACTCTTCCTTGCTAGCATCTTTGCGCCAGCGTAAAAGTTCATTGTTCATCCGCTATCCTCCTCTGCCTTGAAACCGATATAACTTTATCAATTAGATAAATTACTGACAACTAAATTTATCTTTTTGAACATTTATCATGAAGATAAATCATGTGAGAATTTAAAGATGGAAAACAAAGAGATCAGAAAGGTCAACCTGTCAAAGCTTCTAAATGAATATTTGCAGCAAACCGATGCGACTAAGGCTGGCTTTGCAGAGCAGTGTGGACTGAACCCCGCCCAACTCAGCCAGGTATTAGGCAATGGGGCATTTAGAAATATTGGTGACAGGCTTGCCCGCCGAATTGAAAGTTCATTGAAGCTTCCTACGGGATGGCTGGATAGCATTCATCCTGACAACATCCCGGAAGATGAGGTTGAGATTGCAGGCGCACCTGCTAAAGGTTTTGTACGAGTGATAGGAGAGGCTTTACTTGGTACAGATGGCTCGGTAGATATGATGGAGCTTCACGCCGGCTGGTTATGCATATGTAGTAAGGACCTGGAAGCTTTTGGGCTGAAAGTGAAAGGCGATAGCATGTGGCCAAGGATTCAATCAGGTGAATTCGTCGTAATAGAGCCTAATACTCCTGTTCAGGTTGGAGATGAAGTTTTCGTAAGGACCAAGGACGGGCGTAACATGATAAAAATTTTCAATAAAACTCGAGACGGGTCTTACCTTTTTACAAGTGTAAATAGTCAGCATCATCCAGTCACCCTGGCTCCAGACGAGGTTGAAAAAATCCAGTATGTTGCAGCAATCCTAAAGCATACACGTTTCCTCGAACACCTCGATAAAGCCAGTTAACCGCACTCACTCCCCTCTATAAGTTTCCTTTTCTCGAAACCTTCTCATTGCAGGTTTCGAGCTAAACCAAATCTTTTCTAAATCAAAAAGATAAACCCCAAACTGCTATATTTATCATTTTGATATTGACGTTAATTTATCACCACGATAAAGTTCTCTTTATGCAGGGAAATCCATTTAACCTACATGGCATAAAGCTCTTTAACAACGAGCGGGACGCTCTACGGCAGGTGCCGAGAACGCACCAGACCTCAGGTTACTGAGTGCATTGTTGCGACTGTGCAGCCAGTAACTTAGCGGGAGGATATATGGGAATCATCAGCTATGGCAGATCTGTTAAACCTGTTGTGAAAGACAATGCCAGAACGCGCCGGCATATGCGCCGAATGGTTGAAGCGATTGAATGCCGCAAGATTGAAGAGATTCTGGTTGCAGAACTGGGATGGGAGTCGCCTACGCGATCAGCTGAAATAACCCGGGTAGAGACGATTACCCGCTTGTCACGGGTAGAAAAGGCGCTATACGTACGTCCATCAAACTTTTATGACAGCTTAGATAATTGCTGTTTGCCTCAGGTAGCGATATTCTCAGTTAGAGATAGGAAGAAAACTGCCTTAACAGCTAGGGTCAAAAGAAGTCATAATCGTGCTTGAGATTAATCAAATACTCGACATACCCTATTTCTAATTAGGCAACCAATTTACTACATCATAAAGGAATTATCTAACATGCACATTCGCGAGTTTATCTCAGGGTATAAAAACCATCCAGTTTTATTTATAGGGACTGGTTTTAGCCTGAGATATTTAAAAACATCATATGGTTGGGAGTCTTTGCTTTCCTATATTAGCCTTGCATTAACAGATAATGAAGAATTTTTTCTTGATTTGAAATCCGAATGTAATATTGATGGTGAATATAGATATGATTTGTTAGCATCAAAACTAGAGCTTGAATTTAACAATAGATTATCACAAGACAGGAACGGTAAGTTTAAAGAAACAAATGATATATTTTATGAAAAGATGAAAGAGAGTGTAAAACTTAGTCGTTTTAAAATTTATATCACCTCTCTTTTAAAAAATTTAGATACAAAGGAAGATAAAAGGATGAAATTAGCGCTCTAATTAAAGCAAGGAAAAATATAGGATCAATTATTACCACCAACTATGATCAATTGATTGAAAATATTTTTCAGTTTAACCCCTTAGTCGGGAATAATATTTTACTTAGCAATCCATATGGTTCGGTATATAAAATCCATGGATGCATAAGCAACCCAAAAAATATAATAATGACTGAGCAAGATTATCAAAATTTCGATAACAAATATGAATTAATTCGTGCGCAACTACTTTCTTTATTTATTCATAACCCAATTATATTTATTGGCTACAGCATAAGTGATACCAATATAAAAAGCATTTTAAGAACTGTGTTTTCATATGTTGATCCTAAAAGTGATTTAGCAAAAAAAATAAGAGACAACTTTCTATTAATTGAATTTGAAGCAGGCAGTGATTCAACCGAGATTGTTGAGCACGATATTGATCTTGAAGGAATGTCAACAATTAGAATTAACAAAATAAAAACAGACAACTATATTGAGCTTTATAATTCTTTGTCGGACCTAAAACTACCGGTGTCCGCCATGGATATTAGAAAAGTCCAAGATGTTTGGACGACTATAAAAAGTGGAGGGGAAATTAAAGTCAAGATCACAGAGAACTTGTCTGAGTTATCAAATGACCAATTAGTAATAGCCGTTGGTTCAGAAAAAACGGTACGCTATGATTATCAGACTAAGGCAGAATTCATAAGTAATTATTTTCAAATAGTTGAAGAAGCAAATGGCCAGTTAATTGAAACATTGAACAAACAAACCATTTCGACAAATGAACACTTCCCTGTTTATGCTTTTAGCTCGCTATGTGCAAATATTGATAACGTCGAAAAATACAAACAAAGACAATTAGAAAAAATATTATCTCAAATGCCTAGAGTAAAAGCCGCATCAAAGGAAAAATATAATAATATAAGCGACATATTAACCTTTGAATCTTCGATTGAGAAAATTACAAATATTATTATCTATCTTATCTGGGATGACATCATCACACTGACGGAACTTAAAGATCATCTTATTAAATCTCAAGAAAAAACATCTACTCATTATCGTAGGCTTTTATGCCTTTATGATTTTCTTTCTTACTAAAATTAAAAAATAAAATTTATTGTTTTCCGCCATCAGGCGGTTTTTTTGTCTAAAACCGGAGACCCCCACGCATAAAAAAAACCCTCAGAATCCTGACGCAAAGGAGATGCAGCAAATTATAAACTATACCAATCTAAAGTTTTTTCAGTAACTTTGGTGATCCACTCTCCATAAGCATCATCTTCGTATTCAAATATCCAGGCATCATCAGAACCATTATCAAACTGGTCAAAAACATCTTTGACAATCTGCAAACTATAAAGTGCCTCTTGCGTGAAAAACCCCATCTTTTCTTTCCTGGTCGTCCTAGAAAAAACATGAGAAAACCAAAGAGCTCTAAGTGACCAGCTTGGATGTGAGCATGAGCTATAGTGCGATGTATGCATGTATTTATGCATCATTCTAAAGTAGGCATAAATTGAAGTTAAAGTTAATATATCCGCAACCGAATCATGTAAAACATGATGAAGCCCTAAAGCATCGGTTATATTTGAATTTGCATAGATTTTAAAGTTAATTGCAGCTCTTTCATCTGCAACCAACTCTTTTGCTTGTAAGCTAATCGCTTCTTCAGGGCTCAACACCGATGACTTATGATCAACCTCAACCTCAAGATTTTTCCTTGCCGCTATTCCATGATTATTCAAAAAGTGTCCACATTCATGATTATATATAAAATCAAACATCGTTTTAACGAGACAAAATATCAATGCATTTCTTCCCTTGCCAATATCACCCTTTTCAAACTCCGACTTAATACCATAGTAATCCACAAGTGAGATAAGTGTTATATTGTTTTTCTCATCAGAATAAGGGATATTATCAACGATAGCATCTGAAAGGCGGCACAATGACGCTATCAGACCTTTAGAAACAAATATTACATTCTCGCCGTAAATTAAACCAGCCTGAACAAATTGACTTGTAGTGAAAACGACTTTGACATTTAAATCTTCATCGACATCCTCCTCATTGAGAATCTGAATTAATTTCCCCAAAACCGGGTTGGTATCATCACTCTCAGGGTTGAGAATGAGGCCTAACTTATTATTCTTCATTATATTCTCAACTGACGAGTATACAACATCTTTTTTGTTCAGCATTACCTTCATTAAGTCATTTCCTTGTCATTGATTTTCTATCCATGCATACAACAGAAACCAAACTTGCAACTGCTGATGAATCTCATCTGGTTTCATTCTCATATGCATCAGTATCATCAAAGAATAAAGCTATGGGTGAAAATGATATTTATTTTTTTGAAAATCAATTCCAACTGATTTTATAGGATCATTGATAAAATATCATTCATCAATTTTACTCAGGCATTGTTCTCTAGCATGCTTTGAGGTGCCAGCAGCACTCTTAGAAAAGATAGGTGAAAGGTCCCGTCCACGACAAAGACATTACCAGTTTAGCAGTATGAAAATCAATCGTAAAAGCTGCAGCGCAAGCGATTAAAGTTTACCAACGAAGCCGCGTATTAGATTGATGCCATGCAGAAGATTGCCGGAAAAAACATACCGCTTGTCTAATCTCTTCCATTCCAGCTTTTGCGTCGGTAGGCAAGAAGAAGCTGGTACAGGTTGCTGGCTTTAACCTGTCTTCTACAGCGGGAGCAGACAGCGCCATGAGATGTCTTTTGTCTTTATCGTTGGAGGCGTACTGAAACTGGCGAGCTCCACATTCAGGGCACCGAAACTTAACCCGGCCCATGAGAAGACTCCGTTTAAATTTTTTTAGTCAGTGATAGCTAACCCAAGCCCCCTTCTCAGATTTAGCCAGAAAACAGTTGAGACAGCCGCATAAGCGGCTTTTTTTACGTCCAGATCCGGAGAACACCATGGATAAAAACACCCCCTCACAAGTCCTCACTCAAAAAGAAATGCAGCGCCTCGCCCTTGTTCATTTGCAGGCGTATGTGGGTGCCTGCCACTGCCAGACCCGCAGTGATGTACTTCTGGCACTGGCGCACTGGCAGAACGTGGGCGATGAAGTCGCTGATTTCATCAGAACTACACGCATCATCGTCGTCAATGAACATGGCGCCCATGAGTTTTGAGACGCCGTTGCGCTAACCCCGCCCGACAGGGCATTCATCTGACCCGGAGGTCACCATGCAAAACCGCGAAGTTGCCGAAAAAGTTATCGAGACCCTTTTCGATGTGACTGAAAAACTGTATGCGTCAGTCGACATGACTAATACCTGCTCTCAGGAAGGAAAAATCAGCAAAGAAGAGGCAAGTGCTTATCGCACCACCGTATTGAACTCACTGGATGAACTGCTTCAGGCCGTCATCGGCCCGATTTACGAGACGCATCCAGATTTACGCCCCACCTGCTGCTGCTGCACCGACTCTGAAGAGGATGAGGCAAACCTCCAACCGTGAAGCTTTCAATGACAGTCCTGAATCCAACCGCCCGCTGTGGCGGTTTTTTTATGCCTCAAGGAGGCCCGGTATGGTTATTCAGCTCCATGATGGCCGGTACACCTTTACCGCCAGCGTATTAAACCGAAGCCGGCAGTTTGTCAGCTTCAGGGAAGGCATTGCCTGGGTGTTTGTGCAGAAGCTCGCCGCTGCCTGCGCCGCTGAGATGAGGCAGCTGTGATGTCCAAACCTCATGCACCCGACAGGATAACCCGGCGCGCGCAACAGCAAATCAGACAGTGGCGCGCAGGACATATTCACGCGAGACGAACATACCGTGACAGGTACCTGACACTGCGCGTTACCCCGCACTGGCGCCTGCTTTCACGAGACAACGGTCGGCACTGGGAGTTGCTCAGCCATGCCGACTACAACAACCAGATTTAATCCCCCAGCCTGACAGAGGAACATTTCCCATGATGCAGTCACACATCAGGGGCGATGCCGCTTTTGCTCGCCCTTTTAACGCCATCCGCGATATCGAGTTCGCACCGGAAAATATCGTCACCGGCGCCAGCTTTTCATCCCAGCCGCCGCCAGCCCTTCCACCCCAGCCACCGCTGCCGCTGTTACAGATTGCCTTTGACCATGTTGTCGAAATTTTGCTTCAGGAGGGACAGCCATGATCTGTTTCTCCCGCACAGGACGACGCCAGGAGCAGCGGGACGCTGAGGCTGCAGAGGATGAAATGGAGGCGCTACGGAAGGAGCTTGCGTCGCTTTTCCCCGAAAAGCTCCATCAGTTTGCCTCCCCTTACCTGCCGTCAGGCATTGTCTACACGCTTTACAGCAAAGACGCGGAGGAGGCTTACGCCCGGCTGGTGGACAGCCTGATCACTGCTGAGCTGAACGCCATCCGTTATCTGAAAGCCATGAGGTGGATGCCCTGACATGCCGCCTGCTCACGCCGACCGAAGCGTTAAGGGCCGGCGTGGGTGATACAGAAAGGAGAAAAAAATGAAATCCCCTGCTTACGCCCAGCGCGTCAGTCCGTATTCCCTTATTGCTTCTGACGCAGCACGGGTTGAAAGAGAAGGTAATTACGCGCTTGCCGCAAAAATTTGGAAGAAAGCGGCCGGTTGCGCCTGCCGGGCAGTCAATCAGAACTGGGCAGAAAAACGTGCCGGTTTTTGTCAGACCATGGATAAACGACTCCCGATGATTGCTTCAGGACATGAGGTTTCGTCTTGTGCAAAAGAAGACGGCGATGAACAGCATCCCTGATGCAGGCAACCCCCAGCCATCATGGATCAGGACGTCACGTTACCGGTTTTGCCGGCCGCCCCGGGCAGACTCACCCGGCTGCCCGTAAGTCATTGCCGCTCCCTGCGCAACGACGCCTGCTGGTCATAACAGACGCTCCATGACGTTAGCCTCGCCATACGTCCGTCCCTGCGCAGGGTTCTGACTGAATTTGCCCGAAACGCCTCATGAACGACCATTCTGACCACACCAGAAAGCGCCCGGTATTACGGGCGCTTGTCTGGATTTTTACTCTCTCTGCGATCGCAGGCGTTGGACTGACAGCAGGTTCGCTTGTCCTGTCTGCTCTCGTGATCGTTGTGGCTTATCTTGCCGGTATTCCCGGCTAACGCATATTCAGGAGACACCATGAAAATCATCTGTCAGCAGGACAGTAAACAGGCCTCTCTGATCCTGACGGCCTCTCTGTTCCGCCTCCCGCGCCTGGCCCGGGTTGTCAGTGCCGCACTCAGCGTTGTGCCCGGTGCGGTGGTGGAAACGACAGGCATATTCCGTCTGCGCACGACGATTACGGGCCCGGCCTCCTTCATGAATGAGGCGCTGGCGGCAGCCCTCGCTGTGCTATACCCCTCTTCACGATATACCGCATCCCGCTGAAGAAGACAGGCGATGCCAGGCTCAGCCAGCAGCTGAAGATGTTTCCGGCTGCGCCTGGTCGATCATGAACAGCCTGAGCAGGCTTAACCCCAGGAGAATAGTGATGGAACTGCGTGAGGATTCCCTGATTGACATGAAATTCATGGTACGCGACTCTGGCTTTACCGATCGCTACTTCTACAAGCAAATCCAGCAGGGTAGACTGCCGGCGCCCCGAAAATTTGGCCGGGCATCCCGGTGGGAGTACCGGGAGTATCAGCTCTGGAAGCAGTCCTTTACCCGACAATGA